TGACCATGTAGGCGTCAACCGGCCGCGTCTGCCCAAACCTCCACGACCGACGCACGGCCTGATAGAACTGTTCGTATGAGTATGACAGCCCACAAAAAATGTGCTTATTGCAGTGCTGCCAGTTCATTCCGAACCCAGCGATTGATGGCTTCGTAACGATGCGCTGGAACGCGCCGTTAGTGAACCCCAGTAGCTTCTCCTCTTTCGCTTCCGTGCGCTCGTCACCACGCACCTCGATAGCGCCGTCGATTACGCGCATGAGCTCGTCAGCTTCATAGTTGGTGTTGCACCAGATACACCAAGGCTCTTTGGAGTCGCCGATAATCTCAGCAACACGCGCCGCCCGGTCAGGTGCCGTCAGTCGCATCTCCCGATGCAAGCCCGTCGCCGAAACGTCAGCCACTCGGAAGAGTTGGCCGTTGGCGTTGATGGATTGATCGACGGAGACGATCTCCTCGTGGATGCGCAACTCGGGCATATTCCAGCCGTCATCAGAAAACCCAAGGTCTGACGGCTTTTCCATGCACACTGACCACGACGCCACCCACCGCCAGTAGTCGGCCTCGGCGTGTCCTTTCAGCCGGTAGCCGCCCGCCTTCATCGTGTCGTTTAAAAACCACCGCATGATCATCTGCGCGCCGCTCATAATGTCCAAAAACTCCGAGTGGTTTCCCAGTTCCATGTGGTCATTTGGCGACGGAGTAGCCGAGCAACACAGCTTATAGGGCGTGTTGGCGAACGAGTCTTGCAGGAGTCTCCGCGTTGCGCCGGTGAAGTTCTTCAGGATGCTCGACTCGTCCAATACGATGGCGTCGAAGTGGCCCGCGTCGAAATGTTTGAGCATGTCGTAGTTGGCAACATTGACGCCGCGCCGCACGTCCTTTTGACTGCGGCATTGCGTGATCTCGACGCCGAACTTTGCGCCTTCTGCTACGGTTTGTGCGGTCACCGCCAACGGTGCCAGTATCAGCGCGTCACCGCCCGAGTGATGGCAGACCTGCCGCGCCCATTCCGCTTGCATGGCTGTTTTGCCGCTCCCGCACTCAGTAAATAGTGCGAACTTGCCAGCGTTCAGCGCCCGCGTGATGCTTTGCCGCTGGAAGCCGAATAGCTTGCTGTTTAAGTCGAACTTTCCGGAAATGCCGGATGGTTGCGGCTGAACGTGCTTGCCGTCGAGAAACGCCCGATAGCCGCTCATGCCCGCACCCCCACCCGCCGCGCACACACCGAGTCAATCCACGCCGACCGCGCCGGGTCATCGTTCCCCCGATCCCGTGCCAGCGCCTCCGCCCGCGTCATCGGTGGCCGATCTTCGCCCGTATTCATTGGCACCTGGACGGCGTGCGTTGCCATCGGGCGGCTGTTTTTCAATATTGTCCGCATGGTTGCGGCACCCTTGCGCCCTGCGTCCGTCCGCGCCTTCGTTGCGCACTTCGCGCACATCTTGGAGTAGCGGCGCTTTTGCTCGATCTGGCCGCCACAGCCACACCAGCGGATCTCCTTACGTTCAGCGCGCGTTGTCCTGCGGCATACAGCACAGCGGGCGTAGCGCATATCGCTCTGTAGCAGCACGGACCCGCACGCGCAGCGTTTGTCTGCCCGGCACGCTTTGCACGTTCCGCGCCGGCGCTCGGTCCATGTGAGCATCAGGCGCTGGCACTGCGTGCATGGCACCGCAGCTTTTGCGCGTAGTTTGTCTCTTTTAACCGCTTGCCGAGCGTTTCCGCACGGCTTGCATATGCTGTTGCGCGGCTGGAATTTATCAGCCAGCGTCGGTATAGGCGTGCCACACCGCTTGCACGGATCTCCTGGCACCCATGGGTTGTTTCTCATTTGCTCCCTTTCGTTTCAGGCCGTCAGCATTGGCCTGGGTTACTGCTATGCTTCTGTTTTTCTGTCGTACTCAGCCCACGATTTATCAGCCCACCCACACAGGGATGCCAGCGCGCGCCGCTCCCGTCTGTCTCCGGTAATAGTCCAATATCGGTATTTCGGCTTACGGCGAACTTTTTGCGCGTTCACGCCGTCGCCAGAGCGGAACGCCTCCCGCGTGTGCTTCCCAGGAACAAGGTAATCAAACCTCGGAGTTTTCCGCTCCTCGTCAGTCAGCCCGGCGAATCGCCAATTTAACGCCCGGTAAATAAAGCCGCGATGGTGATAGGCGGTGTCTGCGTAGCTCACAATAATAAACGCCGGAAGTTGCTTTAGGCATCGACTCACAAACCAGCTTTCAGTGTTCCTCTGCATGTCGTCATGCACCCAAACCCGGTTAAGTTCCAAGACTGAACTGGGGCGAGACGGGCACGCGCTCATCTGAAGGTGGCGGCTTGGCGGAACGCCAAACGTACAAACGCCGCGGAGTGTGGTCCCCTGGTATAACCCAAAGGCGTAGGAAATCGGCGGCTTGCGGTGCAGATAGTGCTCAGACTGGACTACCGCGGCGGCCTCCCCTTTATCGAGAAACACAACAGCCAATCCACGCGCTACCCCCACAACGTCACTCTCGGCATAGAGGTCTAGTATCTTCTGTGTTTCCATTTGCTCCCTTTCCTCCCCCGCGTTGGCAAACCGGGTTTACTGCTGGTTCTTTATTGCGTCCCGTTCATCAGCCTCATACTGCGCGCCTTCGACTGCCCAGCGCTTCCGCTGCTCACGCGGCGCCGTCGGGTACTCGTCGGCGTAGACGCGCTCCAGTTCGGCGATGCGCGCGAGTTGCGGTGATGGGCGGGTCATGCGCGGCGCTACTTCTCCCACTCGGCCCGCACGGCGGCCACCCACTGATCGCTCGTCCATGCGGCTTCAGACTCCTCCCGCTGTACGCGGATGGCTTCGCGGTGCGGCTCGTTGTCCTCTGTGAACCACCAATGCAATAACTCCAGCGCCTCCGCGCCCATGTCTCCCGCCACGCACTGCTCGCGATAGTCAGCGTTGCCGACCATTCGCAGCACCTCCGCCGCGCGTGCGGAGGTCATAAGTCCACCTTGGGGAGCTCGATGTTCCCCGCTGAAATCTCGTAGCCGAAGGCGGTGTTTATCGCTTCCCTAGCCGCGTCCGTCCATTTCTTCGAGCCCTGCGTGTTCGCGTCTCGCATTAACGCCGTGATGGCTTTTTGCGCCGCCATGTACGCATCGCGTCTTTCGGCTTTGGTCACGCCCCCACCTCCACAACCCAGCCCCAGCGCCCGTTGCGCAGCTCGACGGTGATGGCGGTGATAATAAACACGCCCTCGACCACTTCGCCACCGGACAGCTTCACCAGGTCGCCGGGCTGGCCGTAGGGGCAGTGCAACGCAAGCGCGGCTTGCTGTTCTGGCGATAGCGGCGGTGGCATCGCTCCGCCATCGTTCCCGCCACCACACGCCCGCCAGAACCGACGCTCGCCGTTGGTGTAGGCGGCGGATTCGAGTTTGGTTAGTCGTAGGGTCTTCATGCTGGCACCTTCTTAAACCACGCGGCGTGCGCCTGGGCCTCAGCAACAGCGTTAAGATATTCCATCGCCCGCTCGTTTTCCGTAACCGCAGCCTCGCGCCAGTGTCGCGCTTGCGCCTGGGCCTCGTCGCGCTCCCGCTCGGCGGCTTCGGCGCGGGCTTGCAGTTGGGTGTTGCTGACATACAAGCCAGCACTGTTTTCCCGCAGCCGCTCAACCTCGGCGCGGAGATCGTCCAACTGCTGCTGCAACTGGTCCCAGTCATGCGCCACAGTGGCAGCCCCTTGCGGTCCGCAATATTGGCAGCGGCCAACGGCGCTGGTCATGCAGTATTGACAGGCCATCACTGCCCCTCCAGAAGCCGCTGGGCCTCTTTCCATTTAGCGATGAGGGCGAGAGCTTCCTCGATTTTCAGGATGTGCTTATTCAGCTCGTCTGGCTTGAACCCACCTTTATCGTCCGCCCATCTCTTTCCACAGTCATCGCAAATAGTCCAGATCGCCCCGCCTCGATGGGTGTAGGCGTGGTCGCAATGAGGATCTAACGCCAACGCGCCATCTAGCGCCTTCTCCGCCGACGCAATCACCTCCGCCGCCGTGGGCGCGTCGGCCTCGCTTGGTAGATGCACTGCCTCGACCTCTGTGCAGATTTTCGCCATCGCCACCGCATCCCCCCTGCCCGCCGGTTCCGCGAGTTGGCGTGAGGCTATTTGATAAATTCGGGATAGCGCCATCTTTTCCTTGCCGCCCTGTAGTGCCTCGCGGGCTTCGGCTTCGGCTTCGGCGATGAGCATTTGATACTGACCGGCTATCTTTCCTTGTCCGCATTGGGTGGCCACATGCACTGCGCCCCGCAACCAATCCGCGCTACGCTCCTGCGACATGCAGCACCTCGTCTTCCTGTGAGCCATCAATCCAGTCCTCGATGTACGTGTCGTGTTGCTCGGTCGTCCCGTTGGTAGTCTGGAGGTAATACAGTAGTCGCTCGTCGCGCTTCGTCACGTGATATATGCTTGTAAAACCTTCACCGCTGCAAGTGGTGATGTCACCCGGCCTCGGGTCTTTCCTCGGGTCACGCATGCTCCACCTCCTGCGGCGGCTCGGGGATTGAAGTCCAGCGGGTGGCAGCCTCCAAAACCATCGCTCCATGACTCCACCAGCGCCACTCGTCGCCACCTGTGCGCGTGGGGCATTGCTGCGCGTTCGGGATACGCCGACCACCTGCCCAGATGTCCACGTACTGAAACTTCGGCGCGCTCTCAATCGCCTTCCACCGACGCGCCTCGTGAGCGGCGACTACCGCGGCGGCTACGGCTTGCCAACTTCCATGAGTCGCACGAGCCACCCACGCATCCCTCGCTATGCAACCCAACGTCTTCTCCATCACACGACCTTCGCTTCCAAATACTCCCGCATCTTCGCGTCCCGCGTAATCGCCGCGTCGCGGTTCGCCGCCGCCCAGGCCGCGATGTAGTTCCACAACTGCGCCCGAGTGGGCTTCCAGCGCAGGTAGGCGCCGCCGCCCAGTAATACTGAGCCAATGATTGCTATTTCCATTTACTTGCCCTCCCGTTTTGGCGGCGTCGGCAGTATCGGGCGGTAGAAGTGGGTGTAAATCGATGTCACCTCACCGCGCCGATAAGCGATATAGGGGGCCATGACCCACGAAACGATTCCGTGGTACCCAATCCGAACTCCTTGAGGCTCAAACGCCTCCATCTCCGCCACCGGCTTCCACTCCAGCCCGCGCAGGGCGGCTATGGCTTGCTCACACATCTCCTCGTTTTGCGACTCACCGGCATGTGATCCAAACTGCTGGCGCGCTATTTCCAGCGCCTCCTCCACCTGCTTCAACACGTCCATTTCTCTCTCCTTATTTCTGTGCGTGGCCGACGCTTTCACCCGCCGACCACGCCATATCCGAGGGACTCAAGATGCTTGGTTACGGCTGCATCTGCCGCTAGTCGAGCGCGCCGCGCCCGGTCTGCCGATTCGCTGGCGGTACCTCCCCAGGTCCGTGATCCAACGTGGTCGGCAGGCCGCGGGCGGTTGCGCGCGGGGATCAGAAGGGCAAATCGTCCTCTGATACCGCGAACGGGTCAGCGTTAGCAGGTCGTGCCGCGAACGGTGACGCCGCCGGTTGTGCCACCACAAATTTGCTACCGCCGCCGCTCTTTGGCCGAGCGATGATCGCCGCCGCCGTGTCGCCGTAGTTGTTGACCTCAGCGAGGACAGACGCCTGCTGACCGGTTAGCGTTTGCCGGATATGGTCAAGCCATGTCTGCGGCTCGGTGAGGCCCGCTTGGGTGCAGCCAAACTGTTTGCACCGGATCTGCGCCGCCTCCCATTGCGGCACTTTGCGCGCCTTGTCGTTTGGATCGCTGACCATGGCATTGGTCAACCACCAGACGCCCGTGATCGTCCCACGGTCGGACACATCAACGGTGATCTGGAGTCCAGGCGTTCCCTTGGTCGGGCTTTTGATGTACTCGACGCCTTTGATCGCGCCCGTGTACCACTGTCCGTTCTTAAACATCACGCCACCACCTTCGCTGGCACCAGCGCGGCTTCGAGTTCGTCGAGCTTGCTGGCCGACTTCGCTTCCGTCGCCGCGATGACATCGTCCATGGTGATTTCGCCAGCATCGTACACCTGCGCGCCGACGACGTGCGGGGCGTACCAGCGGTGGAAGTTAGAAATCACGCGGGCAAACAGCATGTTTTTCGGCACCTTGTCGTAGTTGCCGACCTTGTTGTTTCCGCGCGAGTTCTGCACCCATCCGGCCTTCTCGGCGTCCTCCATCGTGATCGTGACATCCAGCGGCTTGCCGTCCACGTCGGTCATGCCGTCGCCCCGGTAGTAAAACCGCAACGTGCATTGCTTGTCCGTGTGGACCACCGGACGCCACGAGTATCCGGCCTGCGCCAGGAACGTGGCGCGCGCCCCGGCGGACAACGCGGGCTTGCCGCCGATGATGTGGATGAGTTGCAGCGACAGCGCCGCATTAAGCCCGAGGTCGCGGCCCATTGCAATCGCGTAGGCGTTCGGATCAGTGCTGTAGGTCTGCGCCGTCAGCCGGTCTGACTTGGCTAGGTCGGCCTGGCTCCGCGCCGTGGCGTCTAGGATGTCATCCAGGACACTCTTCTGTTTCAATTGTGCCGGCGCTTGTTCCGGCGTCACTTGTTGGGTACTCACTTCGTTGCTCCTTTGATTTTGAACAGCTTCAACGGGCGGCTGACGCTGACCGTCAGCACATCCGCATAGACTTCTGGGTACTTCGTTTTGAATCGCTCGGTGTCGATACGCTGTGTTTCCTGCGGGCTAAACTTCACGTATTCCCCGCTCCCGGCGTCGGCCACCGCATTGACTCCCATCAGCGCCTCAATACCGAGCCGATAGGCTTCGTCTTCCGAATTAGGGTCGCCGGTCCGCAGTTCTTTCAAGCTGGCTGCTACCTTCTTTTCCAGGTCTTTCAGCCGCCGATAATCATTCATCAGCTTCGGCAACCCCTCAATCTGCACCAGCCCTTGGTCGCTAACCGCCGACCATTCGTCCATTTGGCACGTCGGCTCCCACTGACAGGACTCACACCGCCCGTCGCGCTCGGTGAGCCATGGCGGCGCAATGCGCTGATCTACGGCGTGGTGCATAAACCAATCGACCTTTTCCGCCACCGACGCCATTAGGTCAGGCCGCGCGTCGATCTCGAACAGGTCGAGCTGCCCGGTGTCGCGGTTGAGCGCGGCGATACAGGCCCAGGTCCACTTCAGGACTCGCATGTACCACTGCACCTGCATCAGATAGCCCGGCGGTACGCCGTCGCGCTTCCAGTCCCAATAAGCACGGTCGCTCACGGTCTTGATTTCGAGTACGCCCGGCCCGCGCTCTTGTCCTACAATGGCCCGGTCAACCCGTTGCAGTTCGTGCCCGTTCGCGGTGGCCCGCTTGCGCCGAATCTTCCAATCTGGCCGCAGTTCTGCGACCATTTCGGCGATGCCGTCCTCCATCAACTTACCGGCCACAATCGGCCCGGTTATCTTGAAGGCCCGATCAGGCGCCGCGCCCGTCTTCTGGTACCACAGCCGGCGCGCGCAGCCGTAGGGCTCCAAGCCTAGAATATGCTGAACGTCCGTGCCGCCGATAAAGCCTTGGCGTTGCGCCGGATCTTGCGAGACTTCCGGCACGTGCGCCGCCAGCGCGTCGAAGCGTTCGGCGTGGATGAATTGCTCACCCATGGAACACCGCCCAAACCTTGACGCCCAGCGCAATCACGTTGAGCCCAAACGCCACCCCGCCCAGCGTGGCCGTCAACCGGTCGTGGCAGTCGTAGCGCGTGGCAGTCAGGCAGATAGCCCACAACGCGACGATGTGGAAAGCGATCCAGTAGAGGGGTGTCATCGGGACACCGCCAGTAGAATGCCAGCGAGGCTAACCAGCACTAACGCTACCGCAGAAGCTGTGGCCCGCCGCTCCAGTTTTGTAATGCGCGCCGCGTGCAAATCCAATACGCTCCCAACCGTACCAAAGCGCCGCGTCGCAAGCTCCTCAGCCGCCTCGATGCGAACTAATAGCCGCGCGTCGAGTTGCCCAACCATCTGCGCCGCTTCCGTCCTCCAATTCGCCCGCCGTTGGCCGCTCATCGCGCTTCCCCTTTCATCGTCCGCGCCAGTGCCTGCTTCATGCGCTCGCTGACCACCGCATATAGCCGAGCCGCGAGCATAGGCCAGCCACCCTCGTTTCCATACTGGAAATCTGCGCAAAGCTGGACCTCCACGCCGCCATCATCAATCACGTTCATAGCGACAAAAGCGACAATTTCAGGGATCCGGTACTCCTCGCGCGCGGCTTCGACCACCGCTATAAATTTTTCCAGTTGTTCCGCCGCCGCCGCTTTGCTTTCGTGTGGCGTTGAGACTTTGCGGTAGCGGCCCGTGTTCGCCGTCATCGCGTCACCGCCAAAGCCACCACCCACACCAGCGCTGCGGCCGCCGCGATCAGATCAGACCGGCGCTGAAACGTCCGCAAGTCTTCCGGCCCGCCGCCCCAGCCGATCATGCCGCACCGCCCGAGTCCACGAATAGCAACAGGTTGGCGGCTTCGCGGTCGCCGGCCTTCGCCTTGGACTCAATCAGCGCCCAAGCCATGCGCCAGGCGGACGAACGCCGCATGGCTTTTTCAAGAATCTCGCCCGCCATGCGCGCCGATTTGTTCGGCAGCGCGGCGGCGTTTGATGGATAACGATGTATTCCGCTCATTTCCCCTTCTTTCCGGCCAGCGCCATCAGCGCCCGCTCAATAATCCGGCCAGGAAACGTTCCGTGCTCCGTGGCTAAGTTGGTGGCAATCGCATAGATCGACGGTCGCAGGCTCACCTGTACCGCTTTGCGCTGCTCTTGTGTGGTTCCTGTGTTGCTCACAAACCAAAGGTAACCCACCCAGCCGCGCCGGTCAACACCAAACCACACACGCCGCAAACAAACTGCTATATAGCGCCACAAACGCAAAAAGCCCGCCGCACCGGTTAGGGTGGGCGGGCTTTTCGTTCAGCGGTGGGCGAGTTCGCCGGCACCGGCCGTTACGCCAGTCGGTAGTGGAGGCAGTATGGGTAGGCGAGGGCGTGCATATTACCACGTCGCCACCGGCGCGCGCTTCCAGGTGTTTGTGGCGTGGCACACGTAGATGTAGAAGGCGTCGAATTGGACCGCGCCTGTCGTGCAGCTTGCCGTGGCGCTAGCCGGGGTCGCGCTTGCGGCTGTGCTGAAGCGCGTGGAAGTGGTAGCCGGTGCGGTCGGCGGGGTTGCTGGCGTCGGCCCAGGTTAGGAGGATGGCGAGGGTTAGGATCATTGCGGGTCCGCTACCTTCTGCTTGTTGATGATCGCCGCTTTCTTCGCCTCTGCCGCCGCCGTGCCAGCCGCCGCCGTTGCTCGATCCGTCAGCATGGCGTTACTCGGGAAGTTATCGACGGCGACGGACAGCAGCGCCGCGAAGTGCGAAAAGATTAGATCAGCGAGGCCAGCGTATCGTGGAACCGGTGCGGTTGCGGGCGGCGTCGGCGCGTCGGTCTGCGTGTCGGACCAATCGCGCAGCGCCTTCTTTGCGGCGGGCCCCACGTCGATACACGCGGCCTTTGCGGTCACGGTTTTGTCTGGGTACCAGCAGAGCTGGCCGGTTGCGCCTTGCCCGTAGGCGGCGAGGGGGAGGAGGAGTAAGAGGTATTTCATTTGGCCCTTTCGAGTTAGAACGTGGTCAGTGCGATGCGCTTCACGGTGCCGGCCGCCGTCTGCACGTAGATGTATGTCGCGTCCGCCCAGATCGCGCCAGCGGTTCCGGCGTCGGTGGATGCGGCGGGCGTGGTTTGAGCAGAGATGAAGCGAGACGCTTGCAACTGTGTATCCGCGCTGTCGTCGGCGAGGCGTGCTTGAAGGATGGTCGTGGATCGCTTCAGAGCCGGATAGCTCGCGCTAGAACCGCCGAACTGCAGCCTGCTGAAATCGTTCTGGGCAGCGTTCCACATAACCCAAACGCCGTTGGAAGGCGAGTACAGTTTGGTTGAGCCAGAGGCTACAAACTGGGAACCAGACGACACCGTAATGTCACCCGCTGAAGTGGAAAGATTGACAAACCTTGCGTCGCCGCCCGACGCGACATAACCCAGCAGCGTCCCGCTCCCTGGAGTCGCATTGTAGGCGCGCCATTCAGTGATGTTGCCGCTCTGCCCCTGGCCCGCCACCACCATAAATTTGCTCGTCCCCGTCGTCGCCGTCGGATCAAACACCAGCAGGTTCCCGTTGGTGCCCTTGTTTGCCGCGTGGAGGCCGTAGCCTAAATCTGTGGTGGTGCCGATGATGAGGTTGCCGGTGGTGGCGAAGCGGGCCAATTCTGCCGCCGTCTGGGAAGATGTGAATGTGAGCGGATAGCCTCCGATGTTGAGCTGTCGGCCAGATGTGCCACTCGTGACAGCAATAATATTTCCGGTATTAGAAACAAAGTTAAAGAAAATACCGCCAACCCCAGCGGGCTGCGAGAATGCCCCACCCGTCACTCCGAGAATACCAGACGATTCAAGCGCAACGCTAGGACTACACGTCCCCACCCCCAGCCGGTGATTCGTCGTATCCGCGCAGATCACGCTATCACTCGTCGGCACCCCCGTACCCTGGCCCACCCACAGCCGCCCGGATGCGACGGTTGACGCTAGCTCCGTAGCGGTCGAGGCGTTGCCGGTGAGGGCGCCGGTAAAGGTGGTTGCGGTTAGATTGCCAGACGAATCCAACGAGGCCCCTCCCGCATCTCCGCCCGCTCGCAGTCGCAATGTCTGCTCCGCGCGAATCACCATATCCCCGGCCGCTGCTGAGGCCGCGATCGAAGAGCCATTTCCGATAGCAAAATAACCTTTGATCGTCCCATTGCGGTACCAGCGTAAGTAAGGCAAATCTGCATCCGTGATCTGCGCTGTTCCAATAAACTCCGACAGCCCAGTTACCTGGAGCTTCGCGCCGGAACCAGACAGCGCAAGCGGCGCGGAACCAGTCAAGCCAAGCACTAGCGCGCCGTCATTGTGGAGCGTCATTTTCGACGTGGACGCCGACGCGCCATGCGTCGTGACGTACCAGTTGATAAATGTTCCTTGGGCGCTGGCCGTCCATGCCTCCGACGCGTAATACTGCATACCAACCCGCGAAAGGGTAGTAAATGCGGACCCGGTGTAGCCGCGCGCAGCCACATTCAGCATCATTTGATTGGCGGAAAGCGCCAGTGGAGCATCGGAGGTTCCAAGTGCCGTCCGGGCGAGAATCACATTCTCGCTTCCATAGGCGTCCATCGTGAACGTTGTCTGGTTCGACCCCTGGCAGAGGTGGACAAGCCATGTCGATTGTGCGCACGTCGCACCATCCGACACTTGCAGCCCTCCAGCTCCAAGGATGCGCGCCGCGTATCCAGTTCCGTCGTTTTGCACAGACAGGGCCGTACCAGTTGAGGAGGCATTGTCGAGCGTAAATGAGGCCAGCGCATTTCCGCCCGTCCCCGTATGTACGAGATTCGAGTAGAGGTTGAGAGCTGCAACCGCCGATGCGGAGGAGCTATTGACGATCTGAAGCCCTTTAATCGAGGCGGTGTTACTGATTTCAAATTTTGACCCTGGCGAGCATGTTCCGAGGCCTAGTCGATCGGTCGAATTATCAAAACACAAATTACTCGCGTCAGACGATGGCGTGCCAGACGCGGCGCCAAACAGTATCGCCGACGCGGCGTAAGTTGTGCCGAGCGCCGTCGCACTCGCCACCGCCCCGCTAATCTTCGACCCCACCAGCGACGTAATCCACGCCGGGTCAGCGTAGCTGCCGCTGGTGACGACGCACGTAGCGCAGGCCGCTGGAGTCGCCCAGGACGGGTAGCCACCCGAGAGCGTGAGAACGTGCCCGTTGGTGCCAGGTGCAAGCGAGGTGCCGTAGCCAGTGGAGGCCCCGTAGGGGATGTATCCGGCGCCCAGTAGGAGCTGCGACGGCTGAAAGGTGACGGTAGGGGAGGGGACGGTGGTGGAGCGCACCTGGTAGAGCTTGGTATCGCTGGCTTCAACGGTCCAGGTTTCTGACCAAGCCGCGCCCTTTGCCGGCTGGAACCGCGCGGAGTAGCTGGTGCCCGCGGGCGTGATGGTGCTGTTGGCGTACAGCGTCGCCGCAAACGAGCCCGCCGCCGTCGTCGTCGTGCAGTCCGCGCCTGTGACACCAAGGCAATACACTGCCTGCCAACCGGCCAAACTGGTGGTCGAGTAGTAGAGCGGCGAGGCGTTGCCGGGAGCGTTGAGGGTTACCGTCACGCGCCCGGTGAACGAGCCGCCGCCGACGGCGTTGGTGAGGGTGTCGCTGATCGTGACCTGCTGGGCCTGGAGCGCTAGAGCACCAAGGAAAACAGCGCAGAATTTCATGGTAGTTTTCATTGCAAAAATTTCCTTACAAAAGGCATTGACAACGTTAAGCGCTTATCGTATAGTTAGAGTATGAACAGCGCACAACAGACCGACATGACCACCGCCCAGGCGATGCGGAGACTTTTCGAAATGTGGCAAACCACGACAAACCACTTCGCCGCGCAGGGCCTTACTGGCGAGGCGCTGGAAAAAACCGTAACGGCCTTTTTGATCGCCAAGGCCACCCGCTAACCCACCCCAACGCCAGCGGCGGCGTGAAGCCCGCAAAGGAGATGAGCATGCGAGTCAACACTGAAATGATCCCCGCCGAAATCGCCGCTGAATGCGATGACATCGGAAGAACTTGGGCCGCGCAAGAATTCGACATTGTAAGCGACGAAGGCCGACGGCGCCAGGAATGGGTTTCTGGCGAATATAATGGCGATCTGCCTGGGCTGAAGATCGAAGACGAAGACACAGAGGACGAACGCCGACTGGCAATCGAACAGCTTATCGACGACGCGGCCCGGGCGACATGGAATTCGCTGTGGGATGCCAGCGAGGCCACCCGATGACCACCCCGAAAAACCCCGCCGCCGTCGCCCTCGGGCGGCGCGGTGGACAGGCTAAGGTATCCAAAGGCCCCAACGCCGCGAAGACGCCAGAACAGCGCGCGGAGTGGGCGGCGAAGATGGTGGAGGCGCGGAGGGCGAAGGCTATCGCAACGTCTTCCACGCCTTCAGCACCGCCGCCCATGCCTTCAGGTTGATGATGCCGAGCTTCAACTGCTCCGCGTAGTAGTTCGCCCTGCCCGCGAAGTCGTTCCACGCTTGTTCGCTGACGGGTGGCGGCTTGTCCGGTTCAGCGGCGGCGAAAAAAAAATAATGCACGCGGGTCATTTTGCTGTTGACAGTAATGCAACGTTGGTTTATAGTTAAAGTATGAACAGCGCACAACAAACCACCCAAGACGCAATCAACGCCGCCTATGCCAAGTGGCAAAAAGCCATCGAAAAATACCACAACCCGCTAATCACCCCGACCACGGCCCAGCGCTATCTGCGCGCCGCCGAACAAGCCAAAGCCGCCTACCTCGCCGCGAAGGCCACCCGCTAACCACCCCACGCCAGCGGGCGGCGTGAAGCCCGCAGGAAGAGGATGAGAGATGAATAACCCGAACATATCAGCCGCCGCCGCCACGGAAGCAGCCGCCAGCGTGCGCGATGCTTTCCAGCCCGGAGAGTACCCCAGCGTCACCGCCGCCTACGAGTTTATCCGCGAAGTCTGGGCGGTAAATGACGATCCCCGCTGGCGACGCTTGCCGGTCACGCCGAACCACTCGTTTTCCGCCGTGTACCGTGGGTTGACCGCATGACCGCCCCGACAAACCCCGCCGCCGTCGCCCTCCAAGCCCTCCGCAAAACGAAAACCGGCGGCCGCAACGGAGGCCCGCCGCTGCGGTACCCCCGCTGCCCCTGCGGGCTTATGACAGCCGCGCGGGCGTTACAGCGGAATCATAAGTGCCAGACCGCCGCTTAAGCGCCACCAGCGCCGCCGCCACGTCCCTGATCCATGGCTCGTGCGCCTGGTCCGTGCAGCCGGTGCGCACGTGTAACAACTCATGGACCAATAGTAACTCCGGGTCGTCCAGGTCGCCCGTGTTGATTTTGATTTGCCATCCGTTTTCAAGCGCCAAGTACCACTCGGTAAGCATTGCCACGCTTTGCGGCATACGACGCGCGGGCAGGAATACGAGCGTTGGCGGCTCGGTGATGCCGAGGATCGCGCACCACTCGCCCAGCAGCAGCGCCCAGCGTTCGCGTGTCATAAGATCACCCGGTAATGCGGAACTGGCACCACGCGCCCGCCGTTTCGGATGCGGAAGTTTCGCCGCTCCACCTTGCCAGCCAGCACGCCGCAGCGCAGTATTTTCCCGGCTTGCGGCACACTGAGGCCAGCGGCGGCGGCATGCTCGGCGGTGGTCTGGAAGTCCGCGGGCGGTGTTTCTATCCCGCCTTCGGCGAGCGCGCGGGCGAGGTCCGCTAGGAGATTAGCCATCGTGGGGACTCCTTCGCGCCGTGTGCGCAGTTCCACTGTAGGAGGTGGATTGTCGAATCGCTATCCGTGTACTCGCCATAGGCAATGCCGTGATTCCAGGCGAGGGTCTGCCGCCGCCGCCGCGCATATCCCATGGTGCGTGTGTCGCCCCCGGTCCCAACGCATACGCCCCAATGCCCGCCATGGTTGCGCGCGCGGAAGGTGTGTGCTACGTGCAGGTGCGCAATGACCACGTTCCCGCCCATCATTTCGACGTGATCCCGCAGGGCGTTGATGTTGTACATGTAGCCGTGCCCCATGTACATATTCCCGACCTTGATCCATCCGCGCTCGATGTCGTAGGGGTGGATTTTCGCCCCGGCCTTCTCTGCCGCCGCCTGCATGTCGGACCAGAGCCGGCGGGCGAGTTCGGCGACGATAGCGGACGGGTGCGAGAGGAGCTGGATAATGCGGTCGTCGTGGTTGCCCAGCAGCCAGTCCGACGGTTCCATTTCGGCGAGCCACGCCAGCCCCTTGTTCACGTCGGGCTGCAGCGGCTCGGCTTCGTCCTTCGTGCCGCGGGCGCCGGATCGCAGGGCGGTAGTTTCGAGGAGGTCGCCTAGTTCGATGTGCCGATCCGGGTGGAATGCCGCCTTGAATGCTCGGACATTGCGCTGGTACTCCGCGCAGGCGTGCGTGCTATGCAGACAGCCAGTGGCTATCCAACGCTTCCAGCTACGGTTTAGGTTCGCCATTCGGCGGCCCCTCCAGTTTTGTCCGCGCATTCGCCAGCGCCGTCACAATAAAGGCCGGAAGCCTCACGCCTGATCGGTCTGCATTTTCGATAATCGAAATCACCTCGACCAAGCAGAACAGCCCAGCCACATGCGGCCCAGCGTCAAACGGGACGAGCCCCACTTGACAGACCGTATGGACCGCGCCGACTAACACCCACATCTGCGCTTTTTTCGTCATGCCTTGACGCCCGGCATCAGATGACACGGCGCCGTCTCCCCATGCGGCCAGAAGGCCGCTGGCGATGTCGAGGACTTGAAGCACTACCAGTGCAATCACCAAAGGTGGAAGCCCCCATATAAAGCCCAGTATCATCCCCGGTATCGCGGCGATCTTCGCCTTCAATGTGGACGTTGGTGCCACGAACATCAGGCCCCCTTTCGCGGCAATAAGCCGCACGCGTTCAACAGGTCAACATGCGCCTGGAGCTGCGCGCGGGTGTAGGCGGCGGCGGCCTCTTCCGGGATATCGACGCCTAGTTGCCGCTCCAGTTGGTCGATCACCAGCGGCGCCGCCACCTGGAGGGCGGCGAGCCCAACGGTGAAGCGTTCCGGTCCGCTATCGGCGCGGTCTTGCGCAAAGAGCGCGGCATTGAGGAATGTCCCGACCATCGGCACCCCGGCGGCCGTCGTAGCCGCTTGGATGAGCGCGGGCGCCACGGGCTTTATAGCGCGCCAAATGGCGGGGAAGATGCCCTTCCAATTCATAACTTTGCCCAGAACCCGCCAAACGGAGTCGGCCGCTTGTAGACGTAGGTAAACCCGCCAGTGCGGAAATCGTCGCCCGCTTGCGGGTTTGTCCCGGCCGCCGCGTAAAACTTCCCCAGTGCGCCGGGGATTGGCCCGCCAACCGGCCCGCCTACGGCGTCCGTGTCGGTGGCGAACTTTGGCAAAAAGGATTCCGGCTTGATGTCGGAAACGGGCGTCTCGGTGCCGACAATGCGCAACACGAACACGGGCTCGAACTCCACTTCCGCAACGAAGCCGAGCGGAACCACAGGCGGCGGCCCGTTGGCGCGGATCGCCCAATTGCGGCAGGCGCCCAGGTAGTCATCCAGTTTGATCTGGTTGAATTGGTCGGCCATTGCGCGCGCTTGCGCCGCGAACGTGGCCCTTACTTCGGCTTCAAACATGGTTGCTCCTGTTTCTTGATATCCAGCGGCCCGTATTCGCGGGCGAGTTCCTTAATTTCTTGCTTTGCGGGTTGATCTAGCGGAAGGAAGTAGGGCCCGCCAATCTTG